ACATTTTCTTAAATCGTGACTTACCTTATACATGAAGTATGTAAAAAATTATTAGTAATTTATCAATAAATTTATTATAGGAAATTATGGCATCAACATCTAGTTCAAGTTCTTCATCATCAACATATTATTCAAACCCTGCCAGGATTTCATTTCTCTCTCCTGAAGAAATAGTTAATATGGAAACATATCGCCGCAGTAAGTCCTTGGAGAAAGATGAAAAAGATCCTGATATCAGAGAGAAGATAGTCAAAGTTGTAACTTCTTCAATGCCTATGATGGCGATGTGCTTTCCTCCTTCTTCCAGAATCCCTCTTACTTCGATTAGACGCATACCAAGAGCTACTATTACATCTCCTGTAGAAATATTGAATGGTGATCCTCGACCTGCTACAAGGATTGTTTCTGCGATTGCAGGAGGAGCTACACCTGTTATTCATGATTCTGCTAAATTATCCACATCTCCTGAATTTCAGAGCTGCTATGATAACGTTCAATTCATTAATAAATTCTTTTTAGAGGTGTTGTCCATTAATCCTGTTCAAACGGCATCCAAAACCATGAAAGTGGAAATACAGAGAAAAATGTATGATAAAGATGGTCAAGAGGAATTTAACAATGCTTTTTGGGTGGGAAATGAAGAAGCTGTTGTTGTTACAAGAAGATCTCCTGAATTTTCCCCATTTGAAAGTAACTTCAGTGTTATTGCCCATGAATTTGGCCATGCTATGATCCACTATTCCTCTAATATGTCTTATGAAGGCCAAAGTGGATCTCTTCATGAACATGCTGGAGATGTTATTGGAATTATGGCTAAACATTATAGATCTAGACAGTTGGCTTCTGGAGAAGATACAGATTGGAGAATAGCAGAGGGAATAATACTTGCCAATCCCCGATCATCTATACGTTCAATGAGTCATCCAGGAACTGCTATTAAAGGTACATTAGGAGATGATCGCCAACCTAATCATATGAGTAGATACGATAAGAATAATGAAAATCCGCATCTCCATTGCGGCATCCCCAATAAGGCTTTTTATCTGGCTTCTTCAAGAATAGGGGGAGGATCATGGCAAAAAGCAGGGGAAATATGGACAACTGCTCTACAAGAAGCTTCTCAAAGAGAGACTTTTGAAATGTTTTCTAATCGTACAGCAGATATTACAAAGAGATTGTATGGAGAGCGTGAATATGATGTAGTCCGTAAATCTTGGTTTGATGTAGGAGTTTGTACTAGAGAATGGGAAATGATCAAAACTAGTAAACAAAAAATATTCCATGAAAATAGAATAATGAGAAACATTCAATCGTGGAAAGATTATGATTCACTACACCCTATATCGAATGCTTTTGAAATTGGATTTTATAATGTGTGTTTGAATATTAAAGAATATTGCAGAAAGAGGATATTTAGAGATCTTGAATTAGTTTATTCTCCCATTCGATTAAATATAGATCGCCTATCACCTATATAAAAAATTCTAAAAATGAATTTTTAAAAATAAATATAATAGTATTCCAAAAGTAAAAAAGAAATATTTAGAAAATGCAACGTATTCAAAATCTAGGTATCAACACAACTACTCAACTCAATAAGACAATTGTAGGTTGTGTCTGTGTTTTGGCAGTTACAGCAATTGTGATAGCGATTATTGGATTAACAGCCTCAACAGATAGTCCTTTTAACGCTATTGTTGACCTTTGTTCTGCAACTAATAGAGTTATTTTGGATATCTCTATTGCTGTTTTAATCTTGGATCTTTTTTTGATTGTAATTCTCTGCAAAAAGAGTAAACCTGCTCAAAAGAAGATCTCTTTTTCTAGAACCAGTCCTCCTCAGATTAACGCTAAATTAGATAGAGATGCGAGTACAGCTATTTTTTCTTACTTAAGTGCACATGACCTTGCAAGAAGTTGTAGGATTAGCAAGCAATGGCACACATTAGCTTCACAGCCAATATTATGGGACAAACTTAATCTAAAAAAGATATCCCCTTTGTTACAAGTTTTCGATGAAGCTGATTGGGCAAAACATGTCGATCTAAGTTCTCTAGGGTTAAGCGTAGCAGATGCTCCTAAGCTTGATAAGTATCAGCAAATTCCAGCCATAATGAGACTTCTTTCTTCTTTATCTATAGAAAAAAACTCAGGAGTCACACTGTTGACAATGCCTAAAGGTTTTACGTTGAGAAAGCTTGTAGAGCTAACAGGTCCGCCAAATTCTAGTTCAGAACCTCGGATGCCTCCCAATGTGATTGTGTTCATTCCCCTGCGAGATGGAACTATATTTGGTGGAGGTATTTGGAGGTATCTGGCCAAGGAAAATAGAGATATTCCAGTTGATAAAACTTATAGAATAGTGATTACAAACAATATTCTTTCAGGAAGTAGAAATTTATCTTTCCTCAATCATGAGAAAATGGTGCACAATCTTGGATGCGAGATACCCAAGGCGTTAGAAGTCGTGACTCTTATTGCTTTAACATACATCAGATCTCAACAAAGTCTATATGCATCTATTCCATCGACTTATACATATTGTTCAGAGAAATTTAGAGGCCAATATGGGGAATCTCAAGTGAAGGTTGCGGGTGGGGGCGTTTATAATAAGAATATCGATATTGATCTTAGTACTGCAAATTTAACGGGTTGTTCCCAAATTGGTATCAGTGCTATTTTGAAGCTTTAAACTATCTAAGCGTATATACAAATTTCTTAATGTAAATTTTTTCTTTAAAAAATCAAATCTCTAGAAATTGATCGTTATGCATAGATTAATGCACCTTATGCCTCTAATAAATAGTGAAATCAATGAAATAGGTAACGCAGGTGAAACAGAAGCTGCCATATATGTACCTATGTCTGGATACTACCAATTCATTAAGTTATGGACAGATTATTTTTTGTGTCCATTAAACGCTCGTATACTGATGGGTAGGAAGTATTTTTCATTAAAATTATGTTTAAGTAAAAAAACTATCTAGAAATCTAAACTTGACAAATGTAATATGATCTAAGTTTTCTTATAGGTAGGCTATGTTTATTGGATATATGAGAGTTTCAAAAGGGGATGGTTCCCAACAATTCGATATGCAAAAAGATTCTCTAATAAAATTTGGAGTTCCCGAAGAAAGGATTTATCAAGATTCTGCTTCTGGAAAAAAAGATGATAGACCTGGATTATTGGAATGTTTAAAAGCATTACAACCTGGAAATACATTAGTGGTTTGGAAGTTAGATCGATTGGGGAGAAATTTAAGACACCTTGTGGGAGTTGTCGATAAGTTAACCAAAGAAAATATTGGTTTAAAGGTACTGACTGGTCATGGAGCTCAAATTGATACCACTACGGCCCATGGAAGATTAGTATTTGGAATCTTTGCAGCATTATCAGAATTTGAGAGAGAGTTGATCATTGAAAGAACTAGAGCTGGTCTGGCAGCAGCACGTGCCCGTGGAAGAAAAGGGGGTAGACCACGTAAGATGGATAAAGAAACTCTAAGGATTGCAGCTGCTGCGATGTCTGACAGAAACTCTATGTCTTCTCAAATAGCAAAAAGATTAGGCATCACAACATCCACTCTTTATTCTTATGTTAATTCAGATGGATCTCTAAAAGAAGAAGGACTTAAGTTATTAAATTCTTAGATTTTTTTTCAGCTCATTCTATCATCGTGAACTGGTTCCAATGGGGGATTTGGATGAGGGATCATATCAGGAGGCCAGAAATCATTACTATCTGTATCGTCTCCATCACTTTCTCCAGTAGTGCACTCCTGCTCGATTTCTATTGCATGAGCAGTACTACATTTATATATAATTGCTGTGGTAAATGCTAAAATTCCTAGGATGTAAATCCAAGTTCTTAATCTCCAAATTTTATCTTCCATAATCCTACTTTTTGCTACATGTATATTTAAGGTATATTTAAAAGTAAAATAAAAAACCCCGCTAAGCCGGCGGGGAATCAAAAAGAAGATTTTTTTGAGATGAAAATTAATGGGCATTGCACCCAGTTCGCATTATATGTAACTTATAATTTTAAAATCAAATATCTGCCAGAGAAAACTAATGTGTGATTTAGATGAAGCAACTAAGTCGTATTTTGATAATTTCAATGAAATCTTTCCTGAAATGAGTCAGTCACTTGTGGGCTACGTAGGTTTAGAAAAAACTATCGAAATATTATCTTATGCTTTATACTTACGCCAATTTAAAAGAGAAAATGATGAAACAAATTGATTGGATTGAAGCTTCTCTTTCAAAAGAAGAAAGATTAGAAGTAGAAATAAAGAAATTATCTGAACAATGCGAAAAGAATCGTAAAAGTTTCTATGCTAGAGATACGGCTCAAGATAAAGTGATCAGAGAACTAAAAGAACAAATTGATTTCTTGTATTCGCACGTCTGCAAGAACAACATTAGGTAGCCGCTAGTTTTTCTGCACTGATCGTTGGTGTTAGATCAATATTCAGACCAGTCTCATCTTTGATGACTTCTTCAGCGACTTTTTCTACTTCGTTATTTGGTCCCAAAAAGTATACGGAAGTTACTCCGACTGCCACGCAAATCCCAACGACAATAATAATTACTAGACTCAAATCGTATAGTTTCATAAAGTATCTTTTTTTGTATCATAACAAATTTTCATAAGGTTTGCATGAGAATATTTCTAATCTTTATATCTATTTGTATAACAAATTTTTTATATCCATGCGAGTGGTTATATGAAAATATTGAAAAAAGATTAGAAGATTCTAAACAAGATTATCTTATGTTCGATAGAAGAAAATTTTCTAATATGGAATTATCAGATATGACTGAGAGAGATGCATTTTTCTATTTATTAGGCGAATATTATATTCTAAAAGAATTACATGAAGAAATTAGAAAAAATTCCATTCCAGATATAGAATAACAAGATAAGTTCTATATGAACTCTGTTATTATAACATATCCAGCTGATCCAGTCCCTCCGGTTTTCTGAGTATTACTAGGAGCTGTTGCTCCACCAGAACCGCCACCTCCAAATGCCACCCCATTAACACCATTGGCTGCACCAGATCCAACAACAGTAACTCCAGCTCCTCCTAGGAAGCTACTTCCTCCAGCTCCAGATGCTACAAATGCAGAAGTAGAACTACCTGAGCCATAACCTCCAGGCTGACCAAAGCATTGCACAATTCCTGCACTTCCTCCACCACCATTTCCTGCTCCTACTGCTAGATATACTGCTGTAGTTGCTGCCGATCCTCCACCTCCTGTACCTCCTGTAGCAGAACATATGACGCCTACTGAAGTAGTTCCTCCGGTACCTCCCGTTCCACCTCCGACTGCTCCTGCTGTGCCTGCCGCCCCGATAGTTACTGTTTGAGACGCTCCTATTGTAGCTGCTGATGAAAAAGTTCTAGCATATCCTCCAGATCCTCCGCCACCACCCACAGAAACTTGTGTAGCGCTGCATGTGGAAGTACCACCACCACCACCACCACCACCGATACATTCAATAATGCAGTATAGCATTCCTGCTGTTGGTGTATAAGTTCCTGAAGCTGAGAAAGCTTGAATATTAATCGAAGTAAAAGCTGTTCCTGCTGTTGATGACCATGAAGGAGGGGATCCTGTGGTTGCAGTTAATACTTGACCTGTTGTTCCATTAGCAAGCCAACTAGGCACACCGGTAGCACTTGTAATTAATGTACCATTATTGGCTGTTGCTAGGCCTGCTACTGTATTAGCTGCACTGGAGTACAATAATTGGTTTATTGTTGTTGTTGCCGGATAAGTAGCAGTAGAGAAAGCATTGGCTGATCCAACTCCTTGGCCTTGAAGAACTGTATTAGATGCTCCGGTTGGTGTATCTGTAGCGCTATTTGTAACCATATTAATTTAATCCAATTTGTTGTGAATTTAGACTACTGTGATATTTCCAATTGAGTTAAGCACGACAAATGTGGTATTTGCTACCGAGCAAAGCAAATGAATCGCATCAAATGCATTTGTTGATGCTAAAGATCCTCCTGTACCTGTGGTAGTCACTGAGGATCCAAAATGAATCAATTGAGAAGCATTTTGTGCAATTTTCCATCCTCCAGCGCCTTGTCCTGCAACAGCTATCACTGAAAATTGAGGTACAGTTGTAGGTAAAGTTAGAGTCACAAGACCTGCGTTGTCGGAAAGATAACCATTATTTACAGCCATGGAAGCAGAAGTTCCTGTAACATCATTCCAAGTTAATCCTCCTCCAATGCCAGCAATGGTGATTGATCCAGCGCCATTAGTAATAGAGATGCCGGTGCCTGCAGTAAGAGTTGCCAAAGAGGGATCATTTCCAGTATTACCAATGGCTAATTGTCCGTTGGTAAGAGCAGCCGTGGATTTAATATCGTTAGAAGCATCTGCGAGAATGATGGCATGTTGTGTTAGTGTTGGAGCAGAAAAGGTCCCTGATCCATTATAATAAGCTACCCCTTGGCTGCTTAAATCTATTGCATTGTTTGTTGGCATTTTATACTACCGTTAAATTTCCTGTTACTGTAGCGCATACCCATTCTGTATTGGCTACTAGACATATAAGTTCTACAGTGTCATAACGATTAGTAGAACTAACTGATCCGCCTACACCTGCTGTTGTCGTTTCGCTCAGTAAATGAATTGATTGTCCTGCATTTTGTAAAACACGCCATCCTGCAGTTCCTTGTCCTAGGATACGGACGGTATCACCAATTGCGGCTGTAGCTGGAAGTGTTAAAGTAACTAAAGAGGCATTATCTGTAGTGATATAACCGTTTTCTTTAGTCATTGGATTTGGATTTGTAGCACTAGTGACATTGTGCCAACTAAAAGCAGCTCCTTCTAAAGAAATCAATATTGTATTGCCAGATCCAGTAGTTATGATACCCTGAGTGCCCCCGCCTGGAGTTACGACATTTAATATATTGGCTGCTGGGACTGCTGTTCCTGAGTCTGTAACAAATTGTGTTGGTACAGATGGCGCTGATGAAACTGTTTTATATATTTGTGACATCTAATTATGTGGTGAAGCGTATATATATGAAATTGAGAATGTTCCAGAAGCTCCATTACCTGAAAAAACTGTGCCAGCATCAAAGCTAAAATTATCAGCTCGTCCAATCTTATCTCGTAAGTCTAAAACTAATGCTTCTCCAGCAGGAAAGGTTCTCCAAGTAGTTGTTCCGCCATCAACAGAAATTGCAGTAGAAACAGCGCCTTGATTATCAAATATGATGATAACGGGTGGATATAATAAAGTGCCTATTGTAGTGAAACTACCAGTCATCGAAGCTGTTAGTTCAGGAGCAAATTGCCCGCGAGCGCTAAAGTTGAATGACATTTATTTACCTTTGTGAGCAACCTTTGCTTTCATTCCCATTTTGCATTTGGAACCCATAGATTCGTGTCTACGATCTGCAAAGGATTGTTTTTTCATTGATTCTTTCCCATATTTCATACTTAGGGATTCATCCATTTTGTCTTTCTTAGATTGTTTTTTCATTTCTTTCTCGATTTCTTAGATTTAGGAATTTTAACTCCAGATTTTCTGGATTCTGATAAAGCTATGGCGACTGATTGCTTTTCAGGATAATTTTCTTCTCGAAGTTTTTTGATATTCTGTGATATCGTTTTTCTTGATTTACCAGATTTTAATGGCATTAGTTTAATACCAAGAATGTTAATACTAATGAAGCCGTGTTATTAGTAACTGCCGAAGCATTTTGAATAACAACCACTGATTGTGATGCTGAGTTAGTTACACTCTGTATAGTTAATCCCGCTCCATTTGTACCACCTGTTAATCCGTAAAGTATTTGAGTTGTACTGGCAGTTACAGAACTATTGGTAATAGTGAAAGTAAACTGAGCCCCGGCATTAATTGAAGGAGTTGTAATTGTAATTTGTCCTGATCTTCCATTAAGAGTAGCTGTTGTAGTCCCAGAAGTAGTTCCAGAATTTAATGTGATACCAGCTCCAGCTGTAGTAGCGACAAAACCTGTAGCTGCTGTCATATTTCCTGTTACTGATGGAGAAGCAGTAAATGCAGGATCTGAAGCAGTGACACCTGCTAATAGAGTCCCTGTGGCAGCTACACCGAGAGAAGATGCTGCGTTTGATGCACCGCCAATTAAGACGCCGTGTTGTGTTACAGCATTAGCAGTAAAAGCACTTGCTCCATTAGCAGTCACAATACCTGTTAGACCAGAATTCACACCTAAATTTTGATAAGCACCATCTGCTGAAGCGCCACCTGAGGTAAAGACTTGACCTGAAGTACCGGCTGAAGAAGCGGCAATAGATGATGTGCCTTCGCCCATTAAGACGCCATGCGCTGTATATGTTGCAGGTGTATAAGGACCAACCAAAGAGAAAGTAGAAGTACCAGTTGTTTGAGCTACTGCGATTTGGTTAGCAGTACCGGCTAATGTGTAGTTGGCTGCTACTGGAGCATTGGTATTGATAGTTTCAATTGGACCACCACTAGAAGATGCAACTAATGTCCATACCCCACCGCCCGTATATTCCCAAACACTTCCGGATGCTGTATTTCTCCAAGCCTGAAGAATTTGATATGGAGATCCATTTGGATCGACTATGTCTGTACTTGTAGGATCTCTACGGGAAATAATCGGTTTATTTGGAAGAGCAGCTGTTCCTCCGCCGCTTAATTGGTAAATTTGGGTGCTCATTGGGCCTCTGTATTTTCTTGAAATTTAAAAATATCATTTTACATCATTATTTCTCAAAATATTCTTATAGACTTTGCAATCTAAATATTTATTTGACTATGATGAAGGAAATACTTTACAGGATCATAGACGCATGCCGTTGTATAACCCTCCTTGGGATACGGATACCGAGCCTTCAGAATCCAATACTAAAACTTGGATGGATAATCTCTATGGCAAATTTGAGCCCCTAGAGCAAGCTCGTTGGAATCAAAGTAATATTGATACGCTTTTCTATGCCGGCGAACAGCGGTTCATAAACTCATACTTTAATTTTAATCCGACTTATAATTCACAGTCTTTCTATTTTAATTTGATACAACAGCCAATCAATATGGTTACAGGGTTTCAAAGACAACATAGAAAATCTATAAATTATACTCCTTTGCAATCTGGAAAACAGGATTATGGCGATGATTTAACAAAAGTAATAACTTATGCAAATAATTATCGTGGAATCTTAGAGAAGTTTTCAACATCTTGTGAACAATCTGCAGTTGCTGGATTGAATTTAATTCAACCTTATTTAGATTTTACAGATGATCCTATTAATGGCACTCTAGATCTTAAGGTTTGGTCTTATAATTCATTTATGTGCGATCCATATTGGCGCGAACCTGATATGAGTGATTGTAATTTTGTATGGACCCAGCAATACCTTTCTAAGGCAGAAGCGATCAATTATTTTCCTAAGAAATCTGATTTAATTAAAACTATGTCAGGATATGGAAATCGATACGGAAAGTTTTATTTTCTGCCAGAGAACTACAATCTATCTCGTAATGATCTTTTGGTGCTTTCACATGTGTGGTATAGATCCAAACGAATGAAGAAGATGTTATACAATCGTAAAGATGGAATAGCGTATGACTATGTGGATAATGAAAAATTCTTAAATGAAATTGTAGATCAAACCGGTCTTTTTGAGGTTATTGAGGTACAGGTTCCTACATGGAAAGTTGCTGTCGTTTTAAACGAACAACTTATGTATAATAATTTTAATCCACTTAAATTTGACGAGTGCCCATTCATTCCGGTGTATTGGAACAGGGACCCTCACATGGCGCAGTATGACCTAAGGGACAGGTCTTTAACTAGATCCATGAGATCGGCACAATATCTCCTAAATCGTCGCATAATTTTAAATCACGATATATCAGAAAGTTCTATAAATTCCGGATGGTTACGTAGAGAAAATGTAATCGTAAACGAAGATGAGTTGCGTTATGCTGGCCAAGGTAAAGATATTATTGTTAAAGATAATGATCAACCATTGCAAGAGAACATCCAAAAGATAATACCCAATGCAGTTCCTCCAAGTGATATGCAATTGGCTGAACAATTATCCGACTTTATTTTCAAGACTTCTGGCGTCAGCATGGAGAATTTCGGGGCTGGGGAATCAGCTGAGAAATTACAATCCGGTCTAGCTATTATGCTTAAGCAAGGCGCTGGTTTAATGGTCTTGCAGAAATATTTTGATCAGTGGGATTTATCATTAAAATTACTTGGTAAGCTAGAACAGAAGATAATTCAAAATAATTGGTCTCCCGCCAAGATCCAGCGCATCCTTGGAAAGGAGCCAAATCCAGAGTTTTTAACTAAAACATTTTCTCAATACGATGTGTTAGTCTCTGAAGGCCTAGACACTACCATTCAACAGCAACAGCAATTCTTACAAATGCTTCAGTTGAATGAAATGCTTGGAGGTATCATACCACCCAAGTTCTTACTTAAACATGCAACAATTCAGGGTAAAAATGAAATTATCCAAGCCGTTGAAGAAGCTCAACAACAAGCCGCAGAAATGCAAAAACAAGAAGCTATCGTCAAACAAAGTTTGGTGGAAGCCCAGATTCAAAACATGCAAGCAAAGTCAGCTGCAGAAGTCGCAACCGCCAGAGAAAGACATGGCCGGGCAGAATCCAATATCGGGCTCTTCGAAGAAAGAATCTCCGAAATCTCACGTAATCATGCGTTGGCTCTCAAAGATAAGATGGAAGCTCTTCAAAAGCTAATGGAAGTATATTCCATATATGGGCAAGACGCGACTAATACTAATTTTTCAGCTATCCAAGTAGTAGGCGCAGACCAAGAAATGACAGAGAATCGAGACAAAGTAGAAGCACGAGCTATCTCAGAATCAAATAATTTTTTAACAAATATGATGAAAAATAATTCCTCGCAAAATACAATGGGGAATGAACAAGCAAGGAGTGCTTTATTATGAAGCCAATGAACGACCGTAAGATGGATATGAATCGCGGCGAAGTAGACTCAGATGGATACTTCCCAGAATCAGCCCATCATAAAAAAATGCCTAGAGCCGGAGAAATTAAAGAATCAAAATATCCTGATACTGAAGAAATGATCCATAGAGATCAGCAAGCTTTTGTGTCTAAGACATCTAAAGCAATGCCTAAGCCAGAGTTTAGACATTAATATGGATTCAGAAATTAAACACCCTAAATTGAAACGTCCTGAGTTTCTATCGGAAGTGCCTTATGACTATAGAAATATAGAAAATGCTGGACCATTTGATGGAGTTGGAGAACGTGGCAAAGTAGGATCTAAAAATTCTACATCCATAGATGCAATGCCTCCCAATAAGAAAACAACCTATGTCCCGAGAGATCACCGTGGGTAAAAACTATCCTCCCAAGGGAACTGGATTTGGTAAATATCAAGGGACTGGGGAACCATTCAAGGCAGGTAAGAAAGATCAATCTTTTGATGAAAATAAAAATCCAAAGAAAAAGATGCCTAAGTCTGCTCCGGGCAGAAAGATGAATTAACCTCTCTCAGATCGTATTTTGAGACCCCGTAAATTCCGATTTACGGGATTTTTATTCTTTGACTGGTTTTTTTAATGTAGGTTTATTTTTCTTGGCAATCTTTTTGGCTAAGGCTGTTTGTTTAATACTCTGATAAATTTCTCTGATCTCAGGTTCCGATAAATCATCTGGATCTGGTTTCGCCATGTCTTTGGCATTTCTTTTATATTTCTCTACACATTCATGCACAAATGAATTAGCAAACATTTTTCCTTCTTTATACATACCAAAGTTTTCTTCATTAGGAAGCGTCCAGACGATAGTTGCAGTCGAGGGATCATTTGGGTCAACCTTGATTAAGGTCGTGCCGGGAACAGGCTCTGGGCGCGTCAGCCTTGGTTGGTGATACATTTTTTTAACTCCTGAATCATCATCTACACGTTTAACAATCGTAAAAATATAAAATTTGTGATCTCCAAAGGGTTTTGATTGAATCAAATTCTGAATGCAGTTTACGTAATCCTTCTCGGAATTCTCTTTCCAGAACTGTGTATTGTCGAGGATGTGTCCCTGTGACAAGTAAAAATTTTGCATGATAAACCCTTAGTGTGTTAATAGTAGTTTAAAATTTACATTATATATGTAACCGACGGGTGTCAAATATAAAGTAAAAAATTTAGACGTAACTGGGATTCGTCCCCCACAGGAGAAAATCCATGACCGAAGCCGTTAACAATCAGGTAACCGGCAAACCTGAAATGAAACAAACTCCCGATCAGGGTGTTAGCGATAAGGAATACAACTTTCGCAAGTTAGAAGCAGCTAGAGAAGCTGACCGTGAAGCAAGAATGCGTGCAGAAATGCAATCAGAAGAGCTTCGTAAGGAGATGCAGGAAATTAAAAATATGCTCCGACCTAAGGAAATAGATCCTTTGGATGGAGTTGATGATTACGTTGATGCTTCTCGCCTTAGAGCAAAACTTGAGAAAGAAAGAACCAATTCCAACGAGGAAGCTAGGAGAATCGCAAAACAAACTTATCAGGAAGAAAAACAATTAGACGAGAAGAGAAATTACATGTCTAGACTCAAGAGTCAATTGTCGGATTACGATGAAGTGATGAATGAATCTAATTTGTTAAATCTCGAGAAAGTCGACCCTGTGTTTTTAGAAACTGTTTTAGAAGTACAAGATGATTACGCTAGAAGATTGAAGACTTATAAGAAGATTAAAAGTATGCAATCTCAGGTGCAAAAGGCTAAGGATGAAACTCCCTCAATCAAGGAGAAAGTAGAACAAAATCTACAAAATCCTTACTTCATACCACCTAGTTCTGGAACTCCATCAGCTATTGAGTTCGATTTAAGTTCCAAGTCCTCGCGTGATCAAGCTTATGCTAAATTAAAATCAGCTCAACGCAGACCAATAGGTACTTCACAAGCATCTCATTAAGAGATTCTTCCCAAGTAAGTACTCAGCTATCCGGAAATTCCGGACAGTTGGAACCCTTATATAAATATATATGTCGATAACAACAACAAGTTATTTGCCAGCTCCGATTCTTCAGAGTTTGGCACCGGGCATGTTGAGCGTTCCTACGCCTAACTTTAACTATATCATCCCAGCGGAGAAATATAGTATGCCAAGACAAGGTGGAACTACAATGCGTTTTTTACGCCCAGTTCCATTGCAACCACCTGTAGTTCAATTAGGTAATTCAGGGATAGAACCCGCTTCTCAAGTTGCGACTAGAGAGATCGTAGATGCCGCTATGGCTTTCTATGGAACATCAGTGATTTTAAACGAACAAGTTGTCATTCAAGATCAGGATCCTATCCTTTCTTGGGTAACAGAGCGTTTAGGGATTGCCATGAGACAAGCCGAAGATATAATTCTTCGTGATTTCTTGTTATCTGCTGCTTCAGTTTATAACTGTCGTGGTGGTGTTGATGGAGATAATCCAACAGAAATTACTACAAGAGATTTAAGTAATGTTGCTGCTTCTTTAGATACAGCAAATGCATTTAAGTTCTTAACAGGAAAACTAGGCGAAGATCGTTTTGGTTCTTCTCCAATTCGTAGTGCTTATTTCCTATTGTGCTCTACAGAGTTACAACCATCATTTGATGCCATGGATAAATTCACATCTAGTTGGAATTATCCAAATCAAAATGACACGATTGAAAGTGAATATGGCGCAGTATTAAATTTTAGAATATTTACTTCATCTGAAGCTGCTGTTCAAAGAGCATCTTCAATGAATGGAAATGATGTGTTTAATAATATGGCTGTCGCAAGACAAGCATATGCTCACATCGACCAAGATGGATACTCTAGCCAACTTTTGTATCGTCCACCAATTTTCTCTGGGCCTTTAGCCCTCAATGGAACTTTAGGTGTGAAATTTGCCCAAACTCAAGCCATCTTGCAAGAAACTTGGCTACGTAACGTGCGTTGCACGCAAATAGCTTAAGGAGGCATATGAGCGAATATAATAAAATATGTGAAGGTTACTTCACAGTGAGTTCTTCTCATACTAAGATTTTGAGTCTACCTGCTGTTCCCGATACATTTGAAATGTGGAATAAAACTAAATGGGGTGAAGCTCCAGCAGGAGCCGCAACTCCACAATATGCTATCGGTTTCCAAGAGGATGCTGTTGGCACTTATCGCGCTACAAGCGCTGTGGGCAGTTCTAGTTCTGCTGCTTTGCAGAATATTACTGGAACCAGTGGTGGATTTAGCTTTGTTAGCGCAGGCACATATCAATATGGTCCTACATTAACAATCACTGGGATCGTAGCTTCTACAGGTGTTGTAACAACATCAACTAATCACAATTTAATCATTGGCGATACAGTATTGCTTTATGCAACTACTGGAATGCTTCAGATTGCTGGCACAACTACTACTGTAACTGCTGTCCCCTCAGCGACAACATTTACAATCGGTAATATTCCAACATCTGGATTTTCCAATGCAACAGCAGGTTTTGCTAAAAAGCTCATATATGCTGATCTATATGTACCTTTTAATAATATTATTACAGGGGTAACAGTATCAACTAATACCACATCCATATCTACATCGCTTAACCATAGTTTTGTAGTTGGTCAAGAAGTATTCTTTAGAATTCCACAAACACAGTACGTAAATAGTACTCCTGTATGGGGCATTACTGGATTAGATTCCCAAGCTGTGGTTAATGCTACTGGAATTCCTCAGCAGGCCTATATTACATCTATTACCAATGCAAATACATTTGTAATAAATAAAGGTAGTGCAAATGGCGTAGGAGGAACATTTACTTATCCTACATCTGCACAAGCTGCTATGGGAATTACTTTCCCACAAGTAATGGCTATTGGTGATCAGAACTTTGGATTTTCGGGATTACCCGTTCCATTGCCTGTACAGCCTACAGCGGATACATACACAAATACTGTATATCCTCAAGCAATTACTATTCCTGGGGCATATCTGCCTAATACAGGAAATTTTGTAATAATTGGAAGTACATTAATTCCAAATACAAGTGACGTGATCCGTTGGAGAGCAATCTTCCCAGATCAAGTTCAAACTTCGTAAAAAATGGGGGATTAATTTCCCCCTAAATTTAGATAAACTGAATGGCTAACCCTTTCAACAGATATAACTTAGGTCTATTCAATAGCGGTACTTATACCCCTTTTGTTTGCAATATTTCTGCAATTACTCAAGAAGAAGAGGCCAATATTACCACTACTGTTGATCACGGGTTTGTTGTAGGGAACCAAGTTCAGTTTCAAATTCCCCCTCAATGGGGCATGCGCCAATTAAATGGCCTTAAAGGATACGTCACCGATATCCCAGATACTGACGAAATAACAGTGAATATAAATACCACTACTTTTGACTCATTTGTGGTTCCTGTTACTCCGACATATGTTGTTATCGACCCTGCTCAAGTCAGTGGAATTGGTGATTTTAATTTCGGAACTTTATCACCCGGTGGGGTTCCGGCGAATCCCAATACAATTCCGGGTGCATATGAAAATCAACCACCGTCATAGGTTAAAATGAAAAAAGAAACAGAAAAACTCGTGAGAGAGACTGCGTCAATGTCCTCAAGTATGTCTGCATTAACTGTAGACAAAGTTAATGAAATAGCTCCAGAAGCTCCAGAAACAGAGATAAAATTATCCTTAAAAGAACGCGCAAAATTAGAGAACGTTCGCTATATCGAGCCTAAGCGTGTATTACAAGCTATTGGCAAGTTAAAGCCAGAATGGAAGAAGATTCGTGACTATGATTGGGAATATGTCAAAGGTATGTTCCAAGGTGAAGTCGTTAATGGAGTCACATCTTTAGAACCAAAGAAATTCTGGTTCTGTAAGTGGGCAGGAGACCAAGACACATTTTGGGAGATCCCAGTTGGTGTTCCAGTATATGTTCCGAGAATGATTGCAATCTATTTGTCTGGAGAACGTGAGAAAGACACAGGTATGGAATCCATGAAATATCATACATTTGATTATCTCCAAAGACCTGAATCTCATATGAGGAAAGATGACTTTACACATCAATTCTCTCCAGTATCAACCGTTTATCGCGGAAGATTTGTTCCAATGGGAGTGTTCTCTTGAGCGCATTAACAAATGTCTCCGGCGGAATTCTTAGTGATATTATCACTTGGGTACGCCGTATTATCAAAACATCTAATAGTGCATCTATTTCTGATAACACTATCTGTGACTACATAAATCGTTTCTGGGCATATGATGTCCCAGAACGTATTCAATTAATTGAATTAAAAAGGCAATATACATTTGAGACAATCCCTCATGTAATGGAGTATTGCATCCCATTTACATCGTCTAAAACTCCAAATTTTCCTGGAAGTGGCACGTTTCCTCCATTTATTCAAAATCCAAGTACTTCTCAGTCTCAAACTATAATGCCCATATATCAAGATTTCAGACCTCCTATTTATTGTGATGGTGTTCAAATGGGATGGTTGCAGTCAACTGATCAGTTTTACAAGATATTTCCAGAATTCGTTAATAATGAAATCCCATTAATGGGAGACGGAACAACGGCTGCTTTTACAACTGTAGCCGGACAATCTCCTGTTTTGCCAGCATATATCGATGATCTAGGGTATCTAAAACCCTATGTATTTATTACTGCATTCAACAATGCAGGTAATTTGATGTATATTGTTGATACTCCATATATTGATTCAGTTACAGGATTTAATCTATTAGTGCAAACTGATTCGACATTCCAAAATATAATTGGTCCTAATCTTACTGGATCTCCACCAAATGGTGGTGGATCAGGATTGGTAGATTATCAAACTGGAGCTTTAAGCTTTACATTTAATTCCGCCCCTGCTCTTCAGACAAATATCGAGGTTCAAACTTCGCCATATAGTCCCGGATTTCCAAGAATTTGCTTATTTTTTAATAATACTTTTAAATTTTATCCAGTCCCCAGTCGATCTTACAAAATTCAAGTCGATGCATATGTAACGCCGACTGTATTTTTCAATACGGCAGCCTCAGTGCCATTTGCGTATATGTCCGAATACATTGCACGTGGTGCAGCAAGAAAGATTATGGCAGACACAGCGGATATGGAACAGCTTCAACAAATGGAAACGTTCTTCATGGAACAAGAAAGACTTGTTCTTCGTCGTTCTGACAGACAAAGAGCAGTAATGAGGACGCCAACAATTTTCAGTGAAGCGACTAATCAAAATGGATGGTTACAAACACAATACTAAGGAAAAGAAATATGGATAAAAAAAGTAAAAAATCAGAAGTAGGACATCCAATGTTACATGGCCATCTTGGAAAAGATTCTCAGAATTGGTTAAGCGGAAAAATGGCTAATCCATTGGTCAAGAAAAAATCTTCCATTTCAAAAACGTTGAAGAAATTGAAGTAGATGTATAAAATCTCCCAGGAATAACCCAGGAGATAATATGAAATGTTTAAAATGTTTTGTTGAAAAAGATGAGAGTGAGTTTCAGTTAAGAAAGGATACAAAAAAATTAAGATCGGAATGTAGAGATTGCGCAAATAAAAGAATATATGAATGGACAAAAAATAATAAATTTCTCAGAAAAAAACATATTGAAAAGCAAAGAGAAAAATTATTATGCGAATGTTCTATTTGCAATACAAAATTCATTAAGAATTCTGTTGTTTCGCAATGTTCTTTACGGTGCCGTCTTAAAGCAGGTTCGAAAATTGAGGAACAAACTGGATGTTGGATTTGGCAAGGACCTCGATCAGGTAACTATGGGAAAATTAGAGTTAATCAGATGACTATAAGCACTCATAGAATTAGTTACTTAGAATTTAATGGGCCAATTACAGATGGTCTGCAAGTATGTCATAAATGTGATAATCCCTTATGTATCAATCCTGAGCACCTATGGTTAGGAACTGCTAAAGAAAATATGCAAGATGCAAAAGAAAAAGATCGTGTAGATATATCTGGAATGAAAAATAGATTTTGTAAATTAACAGATGGACAAATTGCAGAAATCAGAAATTTGAAAAATCAAGGATTTACATATAATCGGCTTTCTACAATTTTCAATTGCACAGTTACACATCTATACAGGATAATTAAAAAAAAGAGCAGAATATGACAGCTTTTAGTCCAAACATACCACAGCCTGGAGATAATCCTTCAGTTTCCCAAGATCAAATCTTACAAAACTTCCAAACTCTAAATGCCATTTACGGAACTTCAGGGGATCATTATCCCTGGACTGACACAAATAGTATTGAAGTGGCTAAACATGCGAAAGTAACACTTCCTGGATTACCGACATCATCAGCTCCAGGGAATATATTACCGATCACCGTAATTGGAAACTGTGCAATATTTGCTCAGAGTGCGGATCCCAATTTAGGACCAACATATCCTTATATAGTCAGGGACGGCCTGGTCCCAACAGCTCCATTAACTAACATATGGCCATTATTACCAATAAAAGCATATGGATCCTTAACGGCTACTGCAATCAATGCAGTTTCAATAAATGATCAATTTAACGTTTCTTCTGTAACGGCCTCTGGAGGTAGCCCTAATCAAACATTTACTGTAAATCTAGTAAATGCAATGAAATCGACTAATTATGGGGTCATATTGACCAATACAAGGATAACATCTGCAGAATCCTATTCTATTATTTCTAATAATCAATTTAGGATAAACACCAATGGGATTCCATCTAGCTTTATTCCCTATTCTATAACTTTCATAGTGGTCCAATCTTAATGGAAAGATTAGTGCTTTCTTCTTTCTCAACTGGGTTAGAAACTGACGTGAAACCCTTTCTTTTGAATAATGATGCATTCCCTGTCCTTAATAATGCGTATATATGGCGGAAACGTATTTTACGTAAAAGAGGGACAAACCTATTAGGTCGATTGCAAAGAAGCGACATTAGCGTTTCAGGTCTTAGTCTAACAGCCGGCTCAATCAATCTTATTTCTGCATTATCTTTACAAACAAATGCACAAATCATTCCAGGAAGCATCGATATTACCGGAGTTACGGACGGGACAACCTATACTGATCCAACTGGAAATGGAATTCTAACAGCAACCGGTGGAACTGGCACAGGCGGGACTATCAATTATGCTACCGGAGCGCTTTCGATAAATTCAGGAGGCGCAGAAGCAATTACTGGAACTTTTTCCTATTATCCTGTTCTACCGGTAATGGGTCTAAGAGATTTCGATGTTGGAATTGTAGTTCAACCAGAGCTTGTTGCTTTTGATACAGAATATAGCTACCAGTTAGATCAGGGGACCGGGATTTTCCATGATACTACATTTTATAAGACGACTGGATTGCCGTTTACATGGAGTGGAGCCGATTATCAACAATTTTGGACTAATA